GATAGGTAGATTTAGTTGCCTAGCTAACCCCTTTGTACTAGTATAAATATCATCAATCTCTTGCTTCCGTTCAGAGTTTTTACGAGTTGATGCTAAGAGGTCAACATAATCTATTATGATTAAATCTGGTTTATTTCCTATATCTCCTACTTTTTGTAGGTGAGATTCAATCGTAGATACTGTGGCTCTACCTGTTGGGAATTCTTTTATTATTACACTCCCTGGTAAGTCAGTTATAACAGATTCTACTGTTTCTCTATGGTTTATGATTTTGTCTACAGGTATTTTTGTAAAGAAAGCATCATACCTTCTTGCGACATATTCTTCACCTAACTCTAGTGTGTAGTGAACAACGTTATACCCCATCTTAGCGGCATGTCCTCCTATAGCAACTAATGCCCAAGATTTACCACCACCTGGATTACCAAATACTAAACCAAAATCTCCGTTACCTAATCCACCTTGTAATAAGTTATTAACCCCATCCCAAGGTGTAGGGATAGTATCACGTGATTCCTTACGGTAACGAGATTCAATATCTTTTAAGTAATCATGACCTATATTTTTATCTTGACCTGCTTTTAGAGCATTATCAACCATAAATCTAATACCATCAAAATCTCCTGCTTTCAGTAGATCAACTGATGACATCAGTGCCTTTTTTAGTTGTTGGTTTTTACAAAAATCGGTAAATTCTTCTTGAATATAAGCTAAATCTTCGTCTGAAGCTACATATGCTTGTTTAAGTTGGTCTTTAATTGATACTTGTAAAACATCGTTATCGATTTTTTGTAGTTCTACTTTTAAAATATCTAGTGAAGGGGTTGTATGATACTTATCGTAATATTTAAGTATTTGATCAATAATCCATTTATGTGAAGCAGACTCAAAATAATCATCTGATATTATATCATGGATATTAGTAAGTAACTCTTTGTGAGTTAATAAAGATGATAACACTTTTATTTGAAACCCTTTTCCGTAATCGTCAATTGAATTGAGCGTCATAACCTTTTTTGTTTTTATTACTTATTATATCATAATATACGAATTCTATTTGGCTTATCCTACACTTTGTTGGAGAGGGCCAAATAAATCCTTAAGCCAGAAGTCGGTATTTCGGATCATACCACCTAATGAATCCTCGTTATAGTAAGTCATAAACGATTTGGGATCTAAAGCTGGTACTCCCGCTTTAATAGATTCGTCTAATGATATTTTATCATTTACATCTAACATAGGTTTCGCTAAATCCATAATCATATAGTTTTTACGTAAATCTGATTCCGTCATTACTATTCTTGAATATATAACGTTTTCCTTTAACTTTTTACCTGCTATATCAAAAATATCGTCAAGTGTAAGATGTTGTGTTTGTAGTTCAGGAAATAGTTTAAATAACTTTTTAGGTCCTAACCCTTTTACTCCTGCTACCTTATCGGAAGCATCTCCCATCAATACCTTATATAAAATAAAGTTTTCAGCTTTTAATCCTATTTTTTCAACTATCATAGCATCAGTATAGAAGTTCTTTTCAATTGGTCTATATACGATTATATTATCGTTTACTAATTGTAAAAAATCCTTATCTGATGATACAATAATACTACGTCCGTTGTATTCTTTATCTATAACTTGCGCTAAGTGAGCGATTACATCATCGGCTTCAACTTTAGCCATTGATATTACTTTAACTGGTAGATGTTTTAGATATTGTATTAATCTTACTATTTGATCTACTTTAGCATCGTGTTCATCAGCTACAGATTCAAATACCTCCCAGTTAGTTACTCTTTGGATGTTTCTACCCGATTTGTATTCGGGGAGTAGATTCTTCCTATTAGTAGAAGAACCTACACCATCGAACACTACATAAACACTGGTTGGTTGAATCTGCCGTACTAAGGCTCCTAAAGATCTTAAAAACCCTCCTAAGCCCCCAACATGTATACCTTGTGGGTTTACAGCATTGATCATTGCGAAGTTTCTAAAAAATAGATTTAAACCATCTATCATTAATACTCTATCGTTTGGAGTGGAATCTAGTACGATCCCATCCTCTTGAACATTGTCCAAGAGGGATTGTAGATCTTTATTCATAGTTTTAGTTTATTGTGGTTCTTGTTCAAACATCCCCATAGGTGATGCTGATGCGTCTTCTTCAATTATATCAAACTCTTCACCACCTAATTGAGCAGCCCAACTTTTAGCAAAATCGGTTTTATAAGTTTTCAATGCTTTTTCATCATCCTCAATAAAACCATGTGGGGTCATAATAATACGACCTCTGGTTGTTACACCATTAATGTGGTTTTTATCGATTTGAAGGTTTACACGTTTAGCGAACTCAACTTGTTTACCATCTTTAATAGCTTTGATTTTTGAAGTACCAGCGTTTGTAATATTACCAAATGTAATAACTAACGTTGAATCATACCACATAGACATACCACCTTTATTTTCCATTTTGGGTTTACCCATAGGTGATGATGGTTTGGATGTCCATACTTTATTAATACAAACTAAAGTATTAGTATAAGCAGATGATTCTTTACGTGATAAAGTAATACGTTGATTAACACCGTTACCAAACTGAGTTGACATGGCTCCCGCGTTCCATTCGTTGTTGTTTTTATTAGATCTAATAGATAACTCACATGGTACTGAACCTATACTATCCCATAGGAATAATAAGTCATAGGGTAAATTACCTTTCTTTTGTTCATCTATTAAGTCTAAAATAAAACCTGCTACACCCTCGATAGTTTCAATGGTTTCACGATCGGCATATAGGAAGTTACCTTCGTAATCTACTACTTCACCATTATCATCTTTAATCTCATTAACTTGAAGACCCATTTGACGTGCGTGTTCCCAATTCCACTTCATCTCAGTGATAATAAATACGGGAAGTATTTTACGTTTTTGAGCTTCAACAGCTGCTTCAATAAGTGCAGTTGTCTTACCAGTATCGGAGTGTCCTCTTAGTAACACAATATGACCCATAGGAATACCGGGAATTGATGTTACTTCCTGAAACGCATCTGATAGTGGGATCCATTGTTGTTCTTTAAACTTAGAGTTGGATGATAATCCCTTCTTAGTTTTAAAAGCATTTAGATCAAAACTTGTTTTTAATTCAGCAGAGGCAGCCTCTGTAAGTGATTTTTTCTTTGCCATTATTTATCTTCAAAAAGTGAATCGAATTTATCTGTTTTTGCTACTTTAGCTTTTGAGGTATCTGCTTTATAACTACTTTTATCACCATCCCATGGTAAATCGTTAAACTCCTTTTTTGTTGTGTTTGATGTCATCTCAAATGGAGTTGGTGCTTCAGATGAAATAGCACCTTCAGCTTGATTATCACTTTCAGGTTCTAAATAACGACGTAACGCATCCTTCATCTCATCAAAAGTATAGTTTTTAAACTGCTCTAATGGATTGGGTTGTGTACCTAACCAAGTTTCAACTTGTGTCGCATCTTCACTTAGTGGTGTGTTTTGACGTTTAGCTCTAACTGTTGTTTTATTATATGAAGTCCCTGTTGCTTCTGGTCCTACTGTTTCAGCAGTAAAATCTAAACCACCTGTTACATCTGTAAAATCACCAATCTCCTCATCAGTAGCCATTGCTAATAACTCAGTATAAATTTGTTGACCAAATCCCCATAATCTAACTCCTTTATCTTCTTCACCTCTTACTACTACAGGTGCGAAAATACGATTTTTAGCTCTTAACTTACGTGCTAAATCGAAGTTGGATTTGTCGTTTGAATCATATAACTTTTGTACAAACTCAGCGATTGGATCTTTACCACCTGTATTTAGTGGTGAAATCATTACCTTGTTAGTAATACCATAGTAAAACTTAAGTTCCGAAAATGGGTTGTCTGGAGTATACATGGATGGGACTAAACGAATTTGTTGTTTCCCTATTGTTGGTTTCCAAAAGATTGTTGTATAATCTTTCTTATCGCCTGTGCTACGATTTTGAATCGTATCTAACTTACTTTTTAATAAATCTAAATTCATATAACTATTATTTAATGTTTATGTATGGTATAATATAAAAAAGCTCCCTACGGGAGCCAAATTATTTGTATGTTTTTTTGTATTTATTTTGTTTCGATTATACGATGTATTTTTGTATTTAATTGTTTTAATTCATTATGTTGAGTTAACAATATACAGTTTTTATAGTGATTCCAATCAATTGGAAACTTAGTATCTACTACCCCTCCGTTAAGTTTTTTAATCAACTCGTTTAGAGCATTTATTGTGTAAAGAGTATTTGAATCCTTTTTACGATGTACTAAAATAGTGTTATCTGGAATCGAGGTCACGTTACCATGATCGATATTATAACTAATAACTAAATCTTCAGTGCCCACTATCTCTAGAGCAAATATTTTATTATATAGTATATTGTAGTTTGAAGTAATACTAGAGACCAAGTCGTCTATATCTTCACGTTTAGTAAAACTAACTAGTAGTTTATTATTATAACCCATCGTTATATCTTCTATTGTATTATAATCAAAACCGTTGTGGATTGATTCGTTATACATATGGGTGGTATCTGCTGAAATTGTGTTCATAACCTTTCATTTTTATTTGTTATCGTCATATAGTAATATATGAAGCATTGTATTATATTCCTACTTATTTCATATCTTCATAGTTTTTACCTCTAACCTCTGATGTATTAAGTTTATATTTAGTAAACACATCCTTTATTAAGGGTAATAACTCACTTTCTTCACTACTATCGAAATCTAGTAAAAAACTGTCATACGTGTAGTGAATTAATTCCGTTTTCTTTCCCATCAATATACGAAAAATATCCCAGACAGCCAAAGTGTTTTGTGATGTTTCTACGCACTGCAAAAGATAATTAAATAGTTTATTGCTATTCATATTTTCTAACTTATCTCTATAAAACCTGTACTGAGATATGGGTGTTTCTATATAACCTTCGTTTTGAAATTGATACCATAGTTTATCCATAAACGTTTGCAAGTCTCTAAAGAAAGGTAAATCCTTATATTCGTTAAATATACCTCCATAGAGTTGTTTAAACGTTAATTCTTTTGCTTTATTCCTATCCACGTTATACATTTCCGCAAAATGTGTATGAATATTAGTAGTGGGGAAAGTATAATCAATAAGATTAGCTGCGATAGTAGGGTGATAAGAAGTAATATCAAGCTCAATGAATTCGTTGTTTTTAGGTATAAAGCATCGTCTTTCACCATTTTTCTTATTAAGTGCTGCATAGTTTACGGATTTAAATTTGTTTGAGGGTCTTGTAGTGGTAGTGTTGAGGTTGAATTGTGTGTAAACGGTATCTGCTTGGGTAGGGTAAAAATACTCACTGAATAGTTCGGGATTGATATGGATCCCTGACCGTTCGATAGCGTTGAATACCACACTTGTTTTAGTGTTATAGAACTCATAATATGGCGTTTTTTCTTGGTGTATTAGTGGTTTAACTTCATGGTATACGGACTCACACCACTCGTAGTGTTTAACTAAAGGTATGAGTGTATTTATGTTGTTTAGTTTATGGTATTTACGATACATGATATCGTAAGTTGGAATATTTGGTAAGTCAATATTACTAGGAGGTAATAAGATATCCTCTAGATTTTGTAAAATAAAGTAATGTAAGAGTTGTTTTTTGTTTTTACAATATAAAACATCAAACTTTTGGAGGATTTTATATACCCAATCTTTTTCAACGTTTATAGCTTCACTATGTGAAGTACATAACATGAAGCCTTTTGTTGATTCTAATGGTCTAATATAAACAGCACATAAGTCGTTTATGGCTGGGTGTATTCTATCGTTATTTGATATGATTTCAATATACGCCTTTTTATAACCGCTGTTATAAAACGTTTTAAGTTGTGGTAAGTCTTCGATTAACCAATACATTTATAACCTTTTTGTTTACCCTAATATACGCTATTTTTTTGGATAGACAAACTTACCTTTGAATGAGTTTACAAAGCCTGGTAGTTGTTGCCTGTTTTGAATATCTCTAGCTGTATTAAGATTCGCTTCAAATACCTCATCATCGTTTCCTTGCAATCTCCAAATCATAGTAATAGGAGTGTATAGTTGAAATAGGATTTCGTTTGATTTATTTGTTAGTTTTCTAAAAGTGTCTTTAGATATTTCAAAATATACTTTTTGGTTAGATTTTTTAGTAAAGTAGCGAGATGCTTGACCTAAACCTAAATCTTCTTGAGTTGGGGTAAATATATGGTTTTTGGGGATTTGACCTGGTTTTGATTTTACTATTTTAGATGGATAGTTAACAGTCCACTCTGTTGTTACGTTTAGTGGGGTTTGTTCTACTGGTTTTGGTATTGGTAGTAGTGTAATAGTTGGTTTATCATTTGGGGTTTTACCACTAAATATACTACCATCTGATGTTTCCCAATATGATCCAATATATGGTAAACCATCATCGGATCTTGAAAAATCCCCTCCATTCGAAAATAGATCTGTTTTTATTTGTGATTTAGGATAGTATCTCATTAATTATATGTTAATTGTTTGTAGCTTCCGCCTCTATGGC